CCCCGCCCCCCCCCCCCCCCCCCATTTTGTTAATTTAGTAGGCCTTGAAAAAAAAATCACAATTGATATTGATGGTGATAACGTTTATATTAACGCTATACAGAGTGATCAGTATGCCGAAGGCCAATTAAAAACAAAGATTTATCGTTTGGTTGAAAACAAACAAGTTAACTGTATTATACCATTTGTATCTGAATCTAATATTGGCGGCGGTCGTCAATCGCATCGTCGTCCTCCTCGCCGTCGCGCCACCCGTCGCGCCACCCGTCGCGCCACCCGTCGCACTCGCCGCGTATAATTATCGTAGTATACTATAATACACTACGACATACAATATGTTAAATATATTCAACCATATTTCCCTTCCGATTTTCATCGTAAGCCTCGCGGTCGGCCTATTTTATGTATACATCTCAGTCCCAAAACCTAAGGTTATTTATGTCTACCCGACCCCCGACAATATCCGCAATTTTCAATTTAAAGACCACGCAGACAACTGTTTTTCATTTGATGCGAAGGAGGTGAATTGCGCGAAGGCCAAGGGGGCGGTGAAGAAGATACCGGTTCAGTAACGTAACCGGGTTATACCCGGTGAAGTCGAGCGTAGCGTAGCGGAGCGAAGCCGGACCCTAATTCTAATTTATATCCCTTATATATTAGAATACAATGGGTTTTCAGCGTCTGCTCCACACGGAAACAGGCCGCATTATTATGTCTATCGTGCTTGGTCTAGGTATCGCATCGCTGTTTCGCAAGGTGTGTAAAGACCGGTCGTGTATCGCTTTTCGCGCACCACCTCTCAAAGATTTAGAGAAGGATACGTATAAGTTGGATGATAAGTGTTATGAATATAAGACAAAGTCTGTGAAATGTGAGGCGGGGAAGAAGGATGTGAGTTTGCATTAGATCCGCGTCGGGTTCTCGTTGCGTCTCTCGCGTCGTCCGCTCGTTGCGTCTGCGACTCCACTCGCTCCCTCCGCTCGGAATTATCGCCTATATACGCTCGGAATTATCGCCTATAAACGTGTCCAATATTAACTCGCTTCGCTCGCGTCGTGCGTCCAATATGTATCCCAACCAATATTGGTATACATATATTTAGTAATATTCCATTCCATTCCAATGAGCGACACCACTAGTATTGACGATCTCCCTTTAAGTAGCCAAACGCCGGGTTCGGGACACACCCCCTACGGGGGCGGCAATATCGGCGGCGGTGGTGGCGGCGGCGGTGCGCCTCTCATCTACTCCCCCAATGTAGGCGGCGATCCGATGACCTCCCACGGACCGACCAACATCCCAGGCAATGTTATGAATGAAGTCCTCCATGGCGTCCAACGCGCCAGCGCCAACGGGATGACAATGATACCTACGAGAGATATTCCGATGAACCCCAATTCATACACACACGACGACCAGTCACGACCCAATTATGTCCCGGATAAGTCGGTCCATTTCGAAGACGGCGGCGCGGGCGGCCGCGACTATATCAAAGAACATGCCTCAATGGAAAGCATCGTCCGCGCCAATGCGCGCCAATCGAACCAACTCGACACTATCGAGGCAATTTATTACGACCTTCAAATGCCGATTCTTATTGGTGTTCTTTATTTTATATTCCAGATGCCCGTTTTCCGCGCGCAACTCCTCCACTTTCTGCCGTCGTTGTTCGGCGAAGACGGGAACTTCAAAATTATGGGTCTCACCGCGACGAGTGCGATGTTCGCAGGGACGTTCTTCGTTATTACCTTGGTTTTCAATAAGTTGGGAGAGGGATTGAGGTGATTATTATGTTTGTTTACGCTTCCGCGTCTTCGCCTTCGCCGCATCCTTCGCCTTCGCCCCCGTCTTTCCGTTTTCATACGGAATATACCGCAGAAACCACTCCTCAAATTCGCGTGAATCACGCTTCCCCTTCAACTCCTCGTATTTCTCCGTCTTCTCAAATCGCATCGACTCCAACGTCGGTTGTTTTCCATAACAATTGATACTGAAACGCCGTAATAAACCGGTCTGCTTGAGACGATTATGTTGCTGGACGTCAAAAAGGAACTGGGACATACACAGAATACGACTCACGTCATAGTATACACGGTCGGCGTAAATAAATGCCAAGTAAAAGCTCAACATTGTATCAATTGTCGCAATACGAATAGACTCGCCCGCTCCCGCTCCCGCTCCCGCGCCGCCGCCGCCGCCGCCGCCGTCACCGTTTACCCGTATTGTATTATAACTATGACACGCGAGTGGCTTATACAAGAACGCGATGACCTCATCGCCGATGCGAATATCGTAATGTTCGGATATGACCTCGCCGATGCCTGCGTGCTTCGTATATTTGACGTCGGTATACTTATGCGCGGTGAGTTCGCGGACGACGACTTCGCATAGTTCACGGGGGTCTTCCGAGAGAATATCAAAATCGGGGATTTTATGGACGATACGGCGTTGGTTCTTTGGCATATACCGCGAGTATAGGATATTCGCATACCCGCCGAAGAAGACCGCGCGGTTCTTGATAAATACATCACGGACGATATTATAGATATCCGTCTCTGCCAGTTCTTTCTCTCGGTTGCTTTTATAGGAAACATTGGATGTATTGACAGAGTATTCGGGGCCCGCCTCCTTGTCCGTCTTCGCATTCGACTCCGCTTCCGCCGGGCTCGCGTCGCGGCTCTTCTTTGTCACCGGGCTCGCGTCGAGGTCGCTCGCTTCTCGGCTCTTCTTTGTCACCGGGCTCGCGTCGAGGTCGCTCGCTTTCATAGAATACAATACAAACGTATCATCCGCACCCAATAATCTCTCATAGGTCGCAATCAAACGATAGCGATTCGTGAGTTTATCTTTATCCACCGTGTATGTAAAATCGCCAATCGTCTCTTCGTGGGAAGGAACCGCGTGATACAAACGCTTCAAATACGCGCCTAGAGTGTGATACTTCCGAATCACGGTGCTGATTGCCTTTCGCTTCAGAGCCTTTACCGAGCGAGTCGCGCTGCGACCGCCGCCGCCGCCCTTCTTCACGGTCCGCGACCTCGACCTAGACTTCGTTTTTGAAATACTAATTTCCCCCGTATTCCCTTCGAATCCGCGCTGGTATTCTATTTTATCACAGTCATACCCTTTGAGTGGATAGTGTGTGTTCAGTAATGTCAAACGCTTCTGGACTTTCTCCCAACGAGAAACATCGCCATCTGGACGCGATAGTTCTAAATACATTGCCATCCGAAGAAAGTCGGGTGGAGCATACCGGATTTCTTTCTTAATAATCGCATCGCGAGAGATTGTCTTGAATAGCGCGGGGTCCATCTGCGTAATATCCGCAATCCCCGTAAAGTTCACGAAAACCTTGTATGTCCCGTGATGGACGCCCGACTTGGCTTCTACATCTTCATATCCCGCCTTGTAATAGATATCCGCGAGCTCCTTCGCGTCGTCTAGAGCATTATCCGAATAAAAGTCATAATCGGGGAGCTCGATGTCCTTATTGTAAAACTGGGCGTCTTCGGGGAGAATATTATTGATGGCGGTCCCGCCATAACATACGAGCTTTTTGCGCGCGATGAATTTTTCTACGGTGGATATAATGTCTTTAACTTTGGGGTCTTGGATGATTTGCGCGCCCTTTCGTTTTTCCATTACGTCCACGGCTTCGCGCAGGATTTCGAGCTCTTTTTCATCGTAAGACAAGCCGCTATCATCACGGTCGTTGTTGCCGCGGCGGTGTTTGTGCTTCCGTGTCATTCAAATACTTTTATTCTGAATAATAAATTATATGATGATAGTTATCATATGATTAGAAAATATAATACTAATGGCTCGTGACTCGTGACTCGTGTTCGCCGCGTCGTTGCGGCTCCGCCTCCACTCGCGACGAACACTCGGACAGTCGTCGTCAATTCCGGGACTCGTGTTCGTCGCTTGTTGCGGCTCCGCCTCCACTCGCTCCGAACACTCGGACAGTCGTCGTCAATCCTGGGGCTCATGTTGTCGGGCAGTCGTCGTCAATCCCGTCGTCTCGCATCCACATTCTTATTTTGAATCGGCCGTAGGCATTATGAACCGTAAATTCTTAATTGCGTGTGGAGTGTCACCCCCATCGGGGGTGACGGCGCAAGGAGCAATTAAGAATTTACTTTACAGAGTGATTTTGACCCCACCCGCCGCCTCCGCCGGTCTTGACTCCATCGACGCCTTCGGATTGGGCGGTGCCGGCGGAGCAATCGTAATCGGGACATATCGCAGGTCCTCCGGTTTCAAAATGAACGCATATCCCACCGACGCGAATTTATCCTCATACGCCTTCAACTTCTCATCACGCGCCTCCTCCTGAAAGCACATTGCGGCGATTTGGCACCCCCACGTAAACGGCCCGTTGTGCCCGTCATTGACGGGTCGCCCCCCCTTATCCGGCACCACCAAGCACATATTCTTCTTATTCGCGTCTTTAAATGCCTGTGGGTCGCCCACGTTTTTCACACCAAAATAGGTATACTTACTAAGAAACATCGTATTGGAACTCATATTTATCAGCTCAAACAGTTTCGTTTTACGGTATATCGGGTTCGTCCCGTCCACCATCAAGATGATTTTCCCCTTGAAATCAGCGAGATTTTCATTGCCTAAATCCTTGGTTTGATATTCGCGCCCGTATTTCGGGCCAAGCAAGTTCCGCGCGACGGTCTTACTCCCAGCAATCACCTTAGCCAGGTTGTCATACATTGTCACATTCCGCGACATAATTCGCATATGGATAATGAAGGGGTCGCCCGGATTGGGGCATTTGGCTCCGGAGAATGCGTAACTCCCGAGGACTTCAAATGCGTCGGAGACGGGAATATGGTTATACGTTTCTTTATAATTAAATGAATTCACAGACGAAGATGCGATGACTGGCTGATTATCCACCGAAAACACCTCGAAGTCAATGAAACGACACCCACGCGCGAGGGTGTAGAGACACGCGTCCATACTCACCGTCGAGTTCTTGAATTTATCGGGATTGAATGCGTTATACGCGGCCTTGATGTAATAATCGCGCAACTTGAATCGGCTTTGACTGTCCTGTGGATTAATGGATGTGAGGTTCTTGTCGATGAATTCTTTCGTATTTGCGTCGGGATTCTCCAGACCTTCTTTTACGATTGTCGGTGGTGGCGCAACGACGGGCGCGACGGGCGCGACGGGCGCTATCTTTTTACGCTGATGGACCGTCATTTCATTCTCGGTTGTATCCACTGTAAAATTCTCGGTGGAAAGCACGCCGCCACCGCCGATTGACGACGACCGGACATTTGTAGGAATAAGTCGTTCAATTTGCGAAAGAAACGTCTCGGTATCTGACCGTGGTGCCGCCTTCTTCGCCGCCGCCGCCGCCACGAATCCTTCGCGCCGCTGCCGCCGCTCATAACACCGCGTCTTAATAAGTTCCGATATTTTCCATAATGCGAATACCAATATAATAATACCAATAAACACGATTTCTATTTGCGGTTCTTTCATTGTAATTATATACCACGGATATAATTATTATATATCGTATAGATTTTTATATAAAGTTAATACAAGTAGAAATATCAACAAATACTAAATGACAGGCGGTCTATTGAATCTCATTGCCACTGGCAACCAAAATGTGATTCTTAACGGCAACCCCAAAAAATCCTTCTTTAAAAGCACCTATCTTAAATATACGAATTTCGGCCTTCAAAAGTTTAGAATTGATTTCGACGGTCAGAAGAAACTCCGGATGACAGAAGAGTCCAAGTTCACATTTTATATGCCGAGATATGCGGAACTGCTAATGGATACCTATGTCTGCGTGACACTCCCCTCCATCTGGAGCCCCATTCATCCACCGGCCCGCGTGGAAGATATGTGGGCGCCCTATGAATTCCGCTGGATTGAAAACCTCGGCACCCAAATGATTAAAGAAATCACGATTTCCGTCGGTGGTATGACCCTCCAGCGTTTCTCCGGCCACAATTTGGCGGCGATTGTGGAGCGCGACCTAGATAACACCAAGCGCGACCTATACAACGAAATGACCGGTCACGTCCCCGAATTGTATAATCCAGGTTGTTCGGGTGCGCGCCTGAATCAGTATCCCAATGCCTATCGCACGGCCAATGTAGCCGGCGCGGAGCCCTCTATTCGCGGGCGCAAGATATACATCCCCATCAACGCGTGGTTTACGCTCTCCTCCAAAATGGCGTTTCCCCTCGTGTGTCTCCAATATAACCAACTCCAAATTGATGTGACGCTGCGCCCCGTGAAGGAATTATTCACCATTCGCGATGTGGGTGACTCCGCTAATTATTGGCCCGTTGTCCAACCCGACTTCACGAACCCCCTTCACCAAATGTGGCGGTTTTTATACCCGCCTCCCAGTATCGATTTATCGCTGAATTCATACCCGAGTCTTCGCACGGACTGGAATGCGGACGTCCACTTGATGGCGACCTATTGCTTTCTCTCGGATGATGAGTCCAAGGTGTTCGCCGCGAATCAGCAGAAATACATGATTAAGTCGTATTATGATTGGACGTTTAATGATGTGACGGGGAATAAGAAAGTCAAGATAGAGAATTCGATGGGGATGGTGTCGTCGTGGACGATGTTTTTCCAGCGGAGTGATGTCAATATGCGGAATGAGTGGAGCAATTATACGAATTGGCCGTATAATTATCTGCCGTATGATATCATCCCCGCCCCCATCGACGATGATTGGCGCCCCGTGTCGTTTAGTGAAGTCGTTACCACCGCGAGCGACATTCAGACGACGGCGTGGAGTGAGAAATACACAAATGACCGCTACTTCTATGATAAAAATGGCCCGAAGAACGGGATTGGACCAGGCATCAACCCGCGTGATAAACGGCTCACAGGCCTTCATATTACGGGGGATTTTCAGTCGGAGAACGAGCGCGACATTTTACAGATGTTGGGGATTTCATTGAACGGGAAATACCGCGAGAATCTGCTTGATGCCGGTGTATACAATTACGTGGAGAAATATACGCGCACCCGCGGAAGCGCAAAACCGGGGATATATTGTTACAATTTTTGCCTGAACTCGGACCCTTTTGACTTACAACCTAGCGGAGCTATCAATATGAGTAAGTTCAATCAGATAGAGCTGGAACTCACGACGATATATCCGCCGTTGGATACTGCGGCGGAGGTGAAGGTGATTTGTAATCCGAACACACGAGAGATTATCGGTATGAATAAGCCGAATGTGAATATTTATTTGTATTCGTATGACTTTCATATACTGGAGGAGCGGTATAATGTGCTGACGTTTGTATCGGGGAATTGTGGGTTGATGTATGCGCGGTGATTCCGTAGACTCCACCTCCGCGATGCGTCGGTTCCGCTACTCCACACCGCGTTGCGCCGCCGGGTTGTTCGGTATTTAGCACAGTATTGGCACAGTATTGGCACAGTATTGGCACAGTATTGGCACAGTATTGGCACAGTATTGGCACAGTATTGGCACAGTATTGGCACAGTATTGGCACAGTATTGGCACAGTATTGGCACAG